AGTCTTTAACATTGTATCCAACACACTATCCAACGAGGCTGCTCTCCAAGCAGACAGGATGGATGGAACATTACAGGAATATTTATCCTCCTACCTTAAGGTAGAGAAGCCCACTGAGGACGATGAAGAGGAAGAGAGTGAGCCAGAGATTGCTTACTCGGAGCCTGAAGTTATCGCAAACCCTTTCTAGGCATATGGGGCTAGCCCTTCCCCTCCGGGGGTGGGGCTTTATTTTATCATGGTTAAAAAGACTAACCCTAAGGATGCCTGTGGCATAAAGAAAGTGCCGCTATCAGGTATGCCAGCTAACGTGCTACTTGAAGCAGGGCTTGTGAAGCTACACGGAGACTTGAAGTATGGCAGGTTCAACTGGAGAGAAGCAGGTGTCAGAGGCTCCGTATACTACGACGCTGCCTTCCGTCACCTAGCCGCCTGGTATGAAGGAGAGAACGAAGACCCAGACTCTGGACTACATCACATCGCACATGCCATAACAGGTCTTGCCGTCTTAAGAGACTCAATCATGAGAGGCAACTGGATCGATGATAGACCAGAACCTACTCCCAACATCGTATCAGAACTAAACGAAAAAGCTATTAAGATTATAGAAAAGAATGGATCAACCTCATAACTTAGAAGCAGAAGAGGCGTTGCTGGCCTGTTGCTTATTAGACAATGCTTCCTACGACAGCATCAGCACCATCGTCAACCCAGACGATTTCTACGGCACTTCCAACAAAATAATCTTCAAGGCTATATCTAAGTTATGCTCCTCTGGTGAGGAGTTCTCTGAACTCGACCTTGATGAGTTGCTAAAGCGTGAAGGCACAGACAAGGAAGCAGGTGGACTCAGCACCATAATGTATATACAGGGGCAAGCTAGTAGTTCTACGCAGATAGGAAGCTATGCCAAGATTATAAAAGAGAAGTCTAAGTTACGTCAGATCATTCGCACCTCCCGCATCGCCATTGAATCAGCGAAAGAGAACCAAGACCCAGACGTAATTATTGCTGACATCGAGAGGGCCGTCACGGCCACCTTAGATAACAACTCTGCTACTGACCCGTCCATTAGAGTAGCCGCCGAGTCCTTACGTGAGGACTTCAAGAAGATGGAGGAGGGAACCTACGATACCTTCGCCTTACCAACTAGAATCAAGCAACTAGACGAGAAGCTTAGTGCGGGTGGCATAGCCAACGGAGAGGTAATGGTTGTTGCGGCTCCTACCTCCTGCGGCAAGACCTGCATAGCCCTCAACGTAGCCCTACAGAATGGTGTAACCCACAGCAAGCCGGGTCTATACTTCTCCTTTGAGATGCAAGCCAAGAGTCTAGCAAAGCGTATGATACAGACCTGCTCTGCCGTGAACCTGAACCAGTTCCAAGACGGTGTGCTATCCGCAGAGAAACAGAAGCGGGTGTGGGATGCTACCGAAAGGGTTGAGAACGCTCCCATATACACAGAGCACTACGTTAGGAACATAGATGAACTTCGATCACGCGCTCGTATGTATAAACGCAAGCACCAAATTGAATGGATCGTGATAGACTACTTGCAACTTGTTCCTTGGAACACTAAATTAAAGAAGCATGACGGCATCGCAGAGGTTAGCCACCAGATAAAACTTATGGCTATGGAGCTAGACCTACCTGTTATACTGCTAGCACAAGTAAACAGAGAGGGAGCCAAACGCGAAACTGGTATTACCCTATACGACTTGAAGGATTCCGGGGACATCGAGAACGATGCAGACATTATTCTCTTGCTATGGCCTAACGGCTCAGATACAAAGGAAGCCACAGTCCACAATGATCCTGTTCATGGCACACACATCTCTATCAAATACAACATAGCAAAGCAACGTGAAGGCGAGCGAGACCAGTATGGTAAGTTTGTTTTCCAAAACAACATAGGCAGATTTAGTTGAATAATTTTCTACACATGATTTAAGTTTGTGCCGATGGATACATAGTCTTCGTGACTCCATCGGTTAAGCTCCGACCCCTCTTAGCAGTTTCACAAGAGTAGACCCACAGTAGAATGGGAAGGGGTTCAAATTTAAATCATGACATTTTATAACTCTCACTAAAATAAATATGACACAGGAAAACCTAACACAGAAGCAAGCCTATAACCTCTATCTAGAAGGTTTTAGTTACCATCAAATCGCTGAAGACTATGGAACAACCGCAGAGGCTGTGCGCTCTAAGATTAGGCGATACAAAGCCACCGTCCCTGCCGCAATGGGTAACGAGCGAGTCCTGGTCATAGCGGATACCCATTGCCCAGCCATGCACAGCGGCTACATAGACTTCCTAGTCTCCATCTTCCACAAGCATAAGTGCACACGTGTAGTTCACATTGGTGACCTAGTGGACTGGAACGCTATCAGCTTCCACGAGAAAGACCCATCCATGCCTAGCGCAGCAGACGAGTTTGTATCAGCAGCCAAGCAGGTTAGAGCACTACACCGGGCTTTTCCAGAGGTAGACTACCTCGTAGGTAATCACTCAGCCCTACCAGAGCGTAAGGCACAGAGCGTTGGCCTACCACCAGAGGTAATACTCAACTTCAAAACATTATGGGGTCTTGACGGGTGGACTATACATCCTAGGTTCACAGACCTAGTAATTGATGGAGTTATATACAGACACGGAGACAAGGAAAAGGGAGGACAGATGTCGGCTCTGAAGAACGCACAAGCCCAGTTTAAGTCCTTAGTCATGGGTCACCTCCACGCACAGGCTGGCATCAATTACCACGCCAACCAAGACGATATTGTCTTCGGTATGAACGTAGGCTGTGGGGTAGATCATCATCACCCTGCTATGAACTACGGACGTGTCTACGCTGCCAAGCCAATCCTTGGATGTGGTGTAGTATACTCACCCAAGCTCGCTTTCTTTGAACCAATGTTTATCTAATCACTATGCTTGAAGAAACCAGAATAACCTACGCAATGTATGATCAGATGTGGTTTGATTTTTCCAACGGACTTATCACAGAGGAAGAATGGAGAAAGTTTTTTAATAAACTTCTTGATCAAATGATGAACGACGATGAGTATGAGATGGCTCGCTCTGATCCCAAACACACAAAGGCATAAATATGATGTACGAACACAAACTAGAAATGGATAACTACACTGGCAGCATAACCAATGTCATTGTAGAGTTTGAGGCTGACGCACCGTCATCTCGTGACCCAGAGGTCAGGGGTATATATTATCTTGAGTCAGACGAACCTTTGTCTGGCGATGATCTTTCATATCTGTTTGAGTGGATCGAGCAAGACTCAGGCAAGTGGCAACCAATTTCACATAATAAATAAATGCAACAAACAAAAACTCCATCCGTATACAATATTAACTCTGAAGAAATTCTGGCAAAAGGCTTAGATGCTATGACTAAATCATGCGAGGCTCTGACTGCCCAGAACGAAAGACTAAACAACGATATAGAAAAATTAAAAAATAAGATTGATATGCTTCAACATCGTCTCTTATCTAACGCAGAAGAGCGAGAATAATTTTGTTGTTCATAACTGCACAAAGAGTAAGTCGTGAGTGCTCCGGAAAGGTTATTTACTGCCTATATAGGGTTGCCGTCAGCCAGCCTTCCAACCACGACGCTGACACCTTTATTGACTGAAGAAATCTCTAAAGGCTTGAATCCCAGTCATGGCCTCCTGAACTTTAGGAGTGAGAACACCTCTATTAATCTGCTCTTGCAGATACCTAGCAGCTTCATCCCTATTCATGTCCTGGATTCTTTCAATAAAGAACTGTGCTCTGCCATTTACTGACAATGACTTAACCCTTTTGTCAGCAGCCGTTATTCCTGCGGCTTCATCCTTTAAGAATGTTTCTACGCGGCGCAAGACTGCTTCATTTGCCTCTGGATCGACTAGCAGGTCTTGGAGGATACGAGATCGCTCTTGAGGATTTTCTGAATTTTGTATTTTGGTCTTGTATCCGCTAGCAATTCTGCTCGCTCTTGCACGGCTGGTATTTTCCTGCTTGTCTATGTTGTCAATTAGTTGTTGATCACCAGTTCGCAACTCAAAGGTCTTTGCGTATGTTTCACCAAAGAATCTACGAGCAACTGGAACATCTGCACGAGAAATCTTTTCTCCGTTCATCATTTTTGATGTAACATTAAACAATCTTTGAACCGTTGTTCCGGGACCACCAGTGTAGTTGCGGTAGAGATAAAGTAGGTTCTCTGGAGATACCTCGTATCCCATATCTTCAAGCTGTTCAGCTAAGTTAATTGCTAACTCGCCTCCTTGAGTTCTAGCCGTCCAAGGATGAATCTTTTCAACATCGGACATATTCTCATTCTCTAGCCAGGATGGTCGTATGTCCCTTCCTAGTCCGTCCTTGTTTCTTGATAGTTCTAGTATTGGTCTAAGAACTGTTGGGACAGGTGAACCTCCCATTGGATTGTATGAGTCAATGATATTTTTACTCATATCCTTGGCTACTGCTGAGGCATCAATATTCTCCTCGCCTCCGAACATAATTCTTTGGGCGTAGTCAGCTGCAATCTTGAAGGGAACCATAGAGTAACCAATGGGTATAGAGATATAATCAAGGCTACCGTCTGGCTTTGTTCCTTGAACGATTGTTAGGTGTTTGTTTAATTTAAACTTGGGTATCTTTTCCCTATAATCCTCATCAATCGTTTTGTTATACCTGTCTAGGGTGTAAGCTGTTGCCGTCAATGCACCCATTACTGATGCCGCTAACCCTGGATTTTTTACTGGGTTCATACTACGCAGAAAGTTTTTAGCACCTTGAACGGCTGGATTACTGAACAGATACAATGCCCTAATAGTGTCCCCTTGTGCGCCTTGTAACTGCGGGTCAAATGAACTGTTACGTGCTGCTAGTGCAGCCTGATCCA